CACCACGATAAGTCTGAGTCTGATGTGTTAGCCCCATGCGGTGCGTGTGACCACACACTACAGACATGCCTGAACGCTTGGCTAAACCAAGTGCTGTGGCTCCTGCAGTGGGCTGTACGTTGCCCTCATCACCATGCATCAGCAACCATCCTGGTGCTAACTCATAAGGGTCTGCGTGATACTTAATATCAAGTTCATTTAAGCCTAAGAAGTTTTCTAGTTGCAACTCTGGTAGACCAAGTAACCCTGGTGCACGCATAGCAACTGTGTTAAACAAGCGGTCAGTATGATTACTGCGTACCATGTGCTCAATTGTTAAGTCATACAGCACTTGTCGTGTTAAGTCTCTGTCACGTCCAATAGAACGCTCAAACTCTAACTCAGTACCCTTACTCCACTTACTGATTGTCTGCATATCCATCTCGTCTCCACAAGAGACGACTGTCTCAGGTTGATACCACTGGATAAACTTTGCCACTGCCTTGGTGGCTTCGACATCATGATATGGAACCTGCAAGTCTGATATGCAAACGATATTTTTCATTTCTTTTTGGCTGCTTTCTTCGCGGTTTTCTTGGCGGTTTTCTTTACAGCACGACGCTTGTTTTCTAATCCTACGTTCTTGCTTTTGGAGATGGTTCTGAGATTTGATATCCTGTCATCTCCTGCTCGACCTTTGTTGTTCTTGTGGTCAACTTCTGTTCCTGTTGGTAAGGTTTTTCCTGTGGCTTTTTCATAATCAACTCTAGCCTTATTGCTAGAAGTTGTAACCACTTCGCCATTTTTCTTCTTTCTCTTGAAGACGTAGATAGGACGTCCACCATTTTGTTTACTGCCTTTGTAAGGTCCGAAAATTTTCATTCTTGTGGCCACTTTCCTCTCAGTACCATTAGTCCAATGATAGCATAGTTGGCTAGGTCTTTGTATGAATCCTCAAGGGGTTCATTCTTGGCACCTGCACCATTGTCAATCAAGTGATTGATGCGAGCAATCTTGTCCCACATACGCACACGTAGCCCATTGAGAGGACCACCAGGAGACCCAGCGATATTCTTTGGACCATAGTCTAGATGCTTGTTTAGTAACAGATTGTAGAGTTCATCAACAATCTCATAGACATCAAGGTCAAACTGGTCTACTGGCTGTTCTTCCCAAACCAACTCTTTAAGTTCTGCTTTATTCATTCTCTTTGAGCATCCTTTCGATACCGTCCATGACATGCGACATCTCCTCTTGTACAATAGTTTCTTCAATAAAGTCCTCAAGTTCATCTCCGCTAGCGTTTATGAGCAGTAGAGTCGCTGACTGAACATGGTCATAGATAGCATCTAAGTCACCTACATTGGTGATTTCATTTAGAATATCTAGGAACTGGAATAAATCAAATGAGTACCTCTTGTTGAGGCGCACATTCCATGAGTATTCCACACCACAATGCTCCATGAACTCGAACAAATCACAGGTAACAAAATCACACCCAGACTCTGAACACTCGAAGTGTCCATCCATTGGTATCAACATTATTGTACACTCGCAATCTTTTGTTGAAAATATTCTACACCATTCTTGAGATACATGCTGTTCACATCTTCACCATCTGGCATATTGACTACCACAAGATTACCCAGTTCACGAGAAAGAGACTTACCAAAGTCAGAGCCAGCAGAATCCCCGTCAGCAAAGAGGAATACCTTGTCAAAGTCTGAGAGAAGGCGCGTGTAATGCTTCTTCCAGTTGTTGACTCCTGGGACTCCCACCGCAGGTATACCGCAAACAGTATCAAGCGTGATTGTATCAATCTCACCTTCGCAAATACATATATATGACGTTGCTTTAAAGAAGGCACCGACATTATATAGATGCGTTGTCGCGCCAGCCATCCCCATGTATTTTGGTTCTGACAAATCCATGGAGCGGAATCGTATGTCAACCACCCCCGAACGCGTAAGATACGGAATCGCCAAGCGATTGATGTATGCTTCATGACCCGTTAAGGGCTCTAGCACGACGCCCAATCGAGCGCGAGTTGCCGCTTCTAAAGTTATTCCTCGCTCCGCTAGATATTCTTCCGCCTCTGCCAACGCGCTGTGGTAATACTTCCCCGCGCGAGTTAAGGATTCCTTCTGCGATACTGATTGCTTCACGAAAACTTACCCCCTCTTTGTCCTTAATGATGTTGTATCCGTTGCCTTTGTACTGACAACCATGACACTTAAATATATTTAAATCTAAATTGACTGCTGATGATGCGTGTGAATCATTATGAAACGGGCACTTCATCTTTGCCCAACCTTTACGAGTTGGAACAGTAGCACCATAGTGCTCTAGTATCGCGGTGATGTTCGGGTTATCTTCATTCATTTATCTAAAGCCTTTCGTAAAAGGTCCACCCACACCTGCACAGGCATGGTTGCGTACCAGTCTCCAGGGTTCCCCTTCCCTTTCCTCTTGTGCACAACCACACCTGTCCAAGCCTTGTCGTTAGCCATCTCGACTATCAACTCTTCTGTCCAGCCTGCTAAGTCCATCTTAGCGTGGTTCTTTATCTCTATAGTAACACCAGGAATACCTGAAATGTCACCTTTATCGAGAGTCGCGCCAGCAAGGCGTCTGTCTACATACGGAAACCATTGTTTGAGGTATTTGACTACATCTCGCTCTGCTCCCGCACCTTTAGCCTTTGCTGCGCGACCACCCATTATTAGTACCAGCCGTTTTGGTTATGAAAGGCTAATGCCTTTGATGGACTACCGTAACGGTGCTTTATATATTTGAGACCTAAATCAATTTGCTTAACCATTGGAGTATTCTCAGGCATGTTTAGTATCTGAGGTATTCCATAAGCAGATGAGCGTGGATTGTCTGCGGTATAATCCCAACGAGACTCTTTGTTCCATAATGTAAACAATGCTTTCCACTCTCTAGTACTCTTGTATTGCTCTAGGACTTTTCCTTTTGCAATCCATTTTGCCATTTTTTTCATCTCGGATATTGACGCTACACCAAAGATTGGTTTAGCGCAGTTCTCTTTGATTGCTATCTGTCTTTCCAAAAACATCGCACCCACAGCGTGAGGCAAGGTTCCCACAAAGACTACAACAGCCATAATCCAAGCATATGTTGTTAGTTTCATTCTTACTCCTCAATTGGTGCGGTTGCCTGCGTTCCACAGTCAACACACTCCATATCTCTGAAATACATCCCAATGGTTCCATCTTGGTCGAAGGATACCTTGAGATTCCAAATGTAACATCCACAGATACATACCGTAGTTGGCTCACCACGGATATCCATTGCCCTTGTGTAATCTGGTTTTAGTTGGTTTATATCTTTAGTCATCGTCATCGTCTTCCCACTCATCGGGTTCTACGTTTGGAAACGGATTACCCCAATCAGGATTGGGTACGATAGGGTCGATGAAACTCATTTTAACCTCTCAGCGATGTCAGAAACATCCATGTATTCGGGGTTAAAGTTCAACCAAAAGGCAGTATTGCCTGTTGGGTCTGCCTTACCATAACGGTTTTTCACTGGTGCTACTGCGATAAACCCAGGAGCATCAGTTCCAACTGTGCAGATAAGAGCAGGTAACTGTGCAACCATACCCTGCAAAGCAGAGCGTGGCTGACATGGTGTGCCTGTATATGATTCTTTAGTATGGTGCAATACAAGGACTGCTGCGTTTGTATCTCTTGCAAGGTACTTTAACTCTTTTAATGTTGAACGCATGTTGGCAAACTCTTCTCCACCATCGTTAGCAATATCCATAAGGTTATCAATAACAATGAGAGTTGGAGAGCAACCCCATAGTTCTTCAAAGGCAGCAACCTCTTGGTCTAGGTCATCTAGTGTAGGACTAGACTCAAAAGACCAGAAGATGTGCCCTGCATTCTCGTTAATTGTCTTGCGAGTATCGGCAACATCAGACTCAAGCATGTGTTCTGCATCAGTCTGAGTCTTACCAGTAATCATAGATAGCAAACGCATAGCCATTGTATGTGCGTTAGTATCGGCACTTACGTAAAGTGTCGGTACTTTTGCGCGAAGTGCAATTGCTAAAGCAAGAGTTGACTTACCCGCGCCAGGGGTACCTGCAATCATGGATATCTCCGAACGACGGAAAACCATTTTGTTAATATCAAAGGTACGAAAGACCGTTGGAAGCGGTTCGCCACCAATATCTTTGCTACCTACGGCACGGGCAAGTGTTCTCATGTCTTAGAATGTACTCCACTCAGCATCATTGCGACGGATGAATACAGGTTCGCATTGGTCTGGAGTTCCCTTTGGAGTAGGGCACATATAGCCCTTCCAAGGTCCCTTTGCACCTGCGCCTTGTCGCTTTGTCATTACTCCATGGATACACTTCTTGGACTCTGGTCCTAGAGTGTTGCCAGAAGTTTGTGTTGGATGAGCCGTATGGTCTACCTGTCCAGTAGGAAAGGCAGTCCGTAGGTTATCCATCGCTTGTCCTGCAGTCTGCGGAGCACCTGCAAGTGATTGTGCCATCTGCTTAAGGAGTTCTTGTGACTCCTCAATGCCTACGGCACTTTCGAGAGCCTCGCAGAATGCTGCATAGGTCTCTGATGCAACGACGAATATTCGTCCATCGTTGAGTTTGCTACTGACTTGGAAGTTACCAGTCATTTGTTTATCTCCTCTTCGTGTTCGAGTTTGAACCCTATATTGTCCCATGCATCAATCTGTTCATCTAAAGAACGGATGATGGGTACTATATCGCTAACTAACGTGTCCATTAACAAACTTACAGGATGATGTGATTCCACATCGACCACAGTTAGACAGGTTAGGTAGGAAGATTGTTTCTTTTCGAGCCTTGTCAAAGGTGTTGAGTATATCTTCTACTCGGTCTGAGTGTAAATTATTTAGGCTCCATAACGAAACGTAACCAGTACGTGCATCCCAGAAGCCTGCCTTGTCGACAGAGACCCCTTGCTTCTCAAGTGCCCACGCATAGACAGCGAGTTGTAAGGGATGCCTTTGGGATGACGCACCAGTCTTGATGTCGAGGAGCACCCGATTCCCCTCGAAGTCCACCATCACGCGGTCAATGGCCATCTTTACAGATGAGTCATCAATCTCAATCTCATATTCTTTTTCAACAAAGTCTTCATAGACTGACCAGCCGTTCATGCGGAACTTAGCCCAGTTCTCTAACATCCAGCGACCTTCGCCATACCACCATGACATGTCTTCTTTCTTAGCAAACTGCCAAGTGTTCATGTCACCATTGATTTCTTCGTCTTCTTTTACTTGGTTGAACCAAGCATCATTCCAGACTGTATCAAGGTATGCGGAGTCAAGAGTTATCTGACCTGCGTTGTCATAGTTCTCGGTAGCCTTATGCACTGCAGAGCCACCAGTAAACCATACTGCATGGGCTTCTTTAACGCCTTCGACTTTTTGTAGATAGTACTTCCAGCCACACTCTTGCCAAGTGGTAAAACTGGAATAGGAAATATGCTTAGGTAATTCGTTCATGGTTGTACCGTATCACAGCCATGGGAACCATACGCGTCGAATCCACAGTAGTAACAATCCATTGTTTCGCCACATGCCTTGCAGATATACTTGAATTGAACCTCATCACAGCATAAGTGAGTGACATCTGCTATCCAGTAATACGTATTTGCATCTATAAATTTTGTCATACGGCGACGGTACCATACGGGTTTCTTAAATGCTGTCTGAACCAGATTTTAAGAAACGCCCCCCTACCCCCCATAAAAATTAATGGTGGTTCAGGGAGTTGGAATCAGACATTTGTCGTCGCCGTCATTTGAAGTTTCCGCCCCACGGTTTCCCGCACTTCTATGGTACAGTAAGTTCCTCATCTAGGGGGGTCAAATGGAAAAGAAGATAGGCAAAAAGGTTTGGTTTTCTTGTGGCAAGATATGTGGCTTTGGTATTGGATTTACTATCAACAGATACTTTTTTGATTTACAACTAGGATTCTGGTACATAGGCTTGGAGTACTAATGCCTACCTATGAATACAAGTGCGATGCCTGTGGTACCACCATGGACAAGCAAGTTGAGATGGAAGATAGAGATAATGTTTGGGAGTGCTCCTGTGGGGAGCCTATGAGGCGTGTCTATACCGCCGTACCAGTCAAGTTTAACGGTTCAGGATTCTATTCTACGGGTGGGTAAACGACAAAAAACCCCTCCGCCTAGGGTAAATACCTTAGGTAGAGGGGTTAATCGTCTTAAATCGCCTGCTAGGGGCCTAAAAAGGCTATTCTTGAGACCCTAGTCCGTAGTCTGCGTCATTCTTATCTGCCCATTTAGCCAATGGGGCAGCCAATGCACCGATTAGTACAGCGTACTGTGGTGCTAGGTCAGTCAGCATGGCAATACCCATGACAATGGCTGAGGCTAGGATTGCGCGAAGGTATGACTTAATTGCTGCTTCTTGCTTCTTAGTTAGGAACTTTTTCATTTATTTTCCTTTTTCTTTGGGAGTGGTGTTGCCTTTGCTTTTATACTGTTAAAAATCTTTACTTCACCTAGCCATGGGAACCATGGTCGTGTGTCTTTACCTGAGGTTTCCTTGATAGAGATATGAAGGTGATGGTTATGAGGGTTAGGTCCTGAATAAGGCTGGTCTCCCTTTTGAGGGGTCCAGATACGTCCTTTGAAGATAAGGTACTTAACCCTAGGGTCTGACTTGAGATTATCGTATGCAATCTTGCAATCTATACCAAAGGCTGGGTCGTGAGTAATGTCTACTGCGTAACCTGTGTTGTGGTCTGAATCAGGATTCTGTTTTAGGTGAGCAGCAGATGGGAGCAACCCATCGCTTGCCTTCTTCCGCTTTGGTCGCAGTGCCGTCGCCTGACGGAGCACAGCAATTGCAGCAGGTGTGGCTTTCTTGGCTACAGGTGTCACTCATCTCTCCCCTTGGCTAACATCATCTGATAAAGGATTTCTACTTTTGTTTCTAGTCTTGTAACGGAATCTTTAACACTTGAACCACCATTAGGCTTGAGTTCGTAAAGATAATGCTTGACTAGCCAGCGCACAGAACCAGCAAATGCTGATATGATTGCTATAATAGATACGATTAGTCCAGCCCAATTAGATGTTGTCACTTATATCTCCTATAAGGCTCTGATTGTCAGAAGCAGTATGCCACCAAATCCACTGAAACGTTTATCTGATGGGGTGCGGTTAATGAATTGCATTTCTTCAATGACTCCTAAATAGGACTCGTTGTTTCTGTAATCTACTACGCGAATAGTATCTCCAGCATTTTCTACGTTTTCTAGTTCAATTAACTTTGAGTATGCCCAACCCTCATAGCCAACCTGAACACCATAGGTGTCTGATTCACGGTCATAGCAAGCCAATGGATATTGGATAACGCGCTGACGAGGGATAGCGGGCAAAGATTTAAGTTGATAACCCTTAAAGGTAGGACCCTTGGTTGAATCCGTGCTTAATCTTTCAAATACGAATTTAAAGGATAGATATTCCTGAGAACCTAATGGATATGCGATACCCACCTCAGGTATGGTTTCACCCTCTGCAAAGTAACCAATAGAATACTCAGTGCCATTAGCGTCAATTGACTTAATGGTTAAAGCACCATTACTTGCTCCCATTCGTGGTTTGATATTCTTAAAAACTTTGTTCTCAAGTGTTCCGTAACGAATAGCACCAGTTTGGATGTAGCCACTTGACATGAGTACAGTAGGGCTTTCATAGTAAACAGCACCATCGCTAGCACTTGCATAGGCTGTACAGAACACCATTTGGTTTGTAGAACCAGAAAAAGCACACGCAGTTGTTGGATGCGCTGTTACGCCTGGAAAATAAACATCATTAGCGTAGGCAAATCGTAGTGTTTCAATTTGCTCGGATAGATTGATTCTTATTACACCTGGCTCACCGTCTATACCAGTTGCGCACCAGACATAATTAGAACGAGCAGCAAAGTCATAGCAAGGTTGGGTTGTTTCTACAATAAGTGGACCATAAATGATAGAACCATCTTGGTCATTAACTTGCGCTACACGGATTCCCTTATTAGTTCCAATAATCATATATGAAAGATAGTAGTAAATCTTGTAGACAATCTCACCTACTGGCAGTTCTGCTGCGATTGATGCAGATGTAAGTGCTGGCATTTGCCCAGTTGCTGTCTCAAGTGTAAACTTAGAGATAGTTGACTGAATGCCATTGTAGCCAGAGATGTAGATTGCAGGACCAGATGCTGTAATGCTTGTGTATCTATGTGTGGTTGTTGTATGAGTATAAACAAGTCGACCACCACCTGCACCAGTTAAGGCTGTTGCATTGGTAGGAATCTCATAAACTTTATTATCAATACAGGCTACAATACGTTCT